CGGAAGATAGGAGTCCCAAAGAACGCGGAGCGTGGTCGCGTCAATCGTTGCTGTCTTGCCCGCCATTCGGCACCCAGAAGGAGACCGCCCGGCTCGATGGGTTCAAGCCCAGCCGGTAGTGCTCGTCGCCCCATAGTCTCGCCTGCTCTGCAATCGACCGATGAAAAACGCAGTGCTCGCAATCGGAACCGCCGTACTTGCCCGAGAGGTACGGGCCAGCACGGTAGACCGCCAACTGCCCGAATGCCGAGTTGAACTCGACCGGCGGCGAGCCGACCGCCGGCATCCAGTGATGCACCCATTGCTGATCGCGTCGCTGCCAGTGATTGAGCCTCGCGGCGAACGCGTCGTAGTGGGCTGCCACCGGGCCGATCGCGGTGTTCATCTCGCACCACGAGTAGCTCGCCAGCCCGTACCACGAATGGTCGAGCGAGAGCCACGCGATCGAGTTCATCACGCCGTCGATGCTGAAGCCGCCCCAGGGATCGGTGTCGAAGACGATCACATAATCCACCAGCTCGCGACTTCGCACCCAGTGCTGACATTGCTCGCGGTACTCAGCGAGGGCAACCGTCCGCTCTTGGGCGATCGTGTGGGAAAGGTGCGGACGGTGGTTGATGTTCAGCGAAACTTTGCGCCGGTCGCCGTCAGCCCACGCCGCGAGAACTTCCTTCGTGCCGTCGGTCGAATCGTTCTCGAACACAAACGCCGACCACGACTTGAAGCACGCCCCGGTTCGCTCCACGAGACCGAGGGTTCGCCAAAGCCAAGGCATCGCGTTGCGGCAGATCGCGACCAGGGCAACGCGGGCCTCGGCGGCGAACGTCCTGCCGAGCTCGACCTTCGCGGCGTAGTCCTCCGCGAACTCGGGGTCAGGCGGGAGCAGCACATCGGGGGCGTGCCGCTCGATGTCTTCAATCGTGATCTGCACGATCAGCCCTCCGCACTTCCCGCCATGCCGCCGGCATCTCGCCGTTCTCAATGTGGTCGCTCGTCACCGCCACGCGGTGATGCTCGGCGTGCCACTCGGCACTCGGCACATGCGTGCCGTTCTCTGCCCCGATGTTCTGGATGCGGCTCACGGTGGGGAACGCTTCGTACCGACCGGCTCGCAGCCCGTGATTCACGATCACATCCCACGATGTCGCCTCGTCGCCTTGCACCCAGCCCAGGTGAAGCCCGAGCCACCGATCACGCCACACGCCCCAGCCCCACGGGGTGAACCAACGTCGCAGCCCGCACTCGTCGAGGCAGCCGTTGCTGATCCGCTGATACCCCGAGACGTTCATCACGGCTGGATCGTCGCGGTAGTGATCCCTCGCCCACGCGAACCATCGCAGGCAGTCCCGCGTCGGCACGGTGTCATCCTCGAAGTGAATGTGAAACTCGCTGCCCATCTCGTTAAACCCGTAGGCGAGAGCGTTGCGGATCGCCCGGTTGCACCCGACCCGCTCGGGGTAGGTGCCCGATTGGAAACCGTACCGGGCCGCGAGGGCGGCGGAATGCACTGACGCTTCCGAGGGATCGACCAGCACCATCACGCGGCAATCGCCGATGCCGTAGCACGATCGCAACGCGGCGAGCGTCTGCTCCAGATACGCCGGGCGGTTGTAGGCAGAGACGGTGATGTTCATGGCGACACGTCTCCGGCGGCAGCTACCCATACGGGCTCATCTCGCGACCCGTCTCTTCGCACACTCGCGAACACCGCTCGCGTGCGAGCAATCGGCGTGCCCATCACTGACCACGCCGCGAAGGTCTCGTGATGGAATATGCCCCCTGCGTCAACGTATTCGTCGATCCGCTCCAGCCGCGTGAAGAATCGCCGCATCGCGTCACGCGGCCCCCACAAGAACCGATCGCTGATGCCCCACCAGTTCGCGAACGTCGGCACATGGATCGCATCACCCAGCGTCGGCGGCTCTGGCGGCACGCTGAACTCCAAGTCGGGCCGCATCCGCACCACGACATCCGCCTCGATGCCGCTCGCCTCGAACGCTTGCCAGACGCGGAGCAAGCCCCAGGTCTGCTTGAGCAACCCTTGTACGCCGTGACAGCCTCGCCCGATCTGCCACGAATACTCCCGCCGCTCAGGCATCTCTCGCTGCGGCTCGATCACCGTTACTGCCGGGCGAAAGAGAAACGCCTTGTCGGCGTCATCGTCGGCGACCGCGTGTACCACAAACGGTACATCGGGATAGAGCGAGCGGATGCCACCGGCACAGCGGTCAGCCGTTCGCATCTGACCGCTGACCAGCACCGCGACTTTCATCGGCGAACGAACAGGGCATCGCCCCATCCCCGGTTGATGCCGTCCACCCAATCAATCCCGAAGAACTCGAACTGCGGCGAGAGCGTTCGATGGATCTCGTGGAACATCGGAGCGTCGCGGTACAGTTCGATGATCGAGACTTCGCAGTAGATGATTCGGATCTGCTTCAGCGTCTCGACCGCTCCCTTCAACACCTCCAACTCGTAGCCCTGCACATCAAGCACGAGCATGTCGAAGCCCGTGAGGGCGAACGAGTCCAGCGTTCGTACCTCAACTTCGATCGCGCCAGAGAACGGGAACTCCGGGTACTGGTCGAGGTGCCCGCTCGGTTTCAAGAGCGAGCAGCATTGCAGGCTTGCCGAGAGGTTGAGGCTCGCCCGGCCGGGCCGCGAGCCCAATGCACATTCGTAGGCGTGCAGCCCCTTCGCCTGGAGCTCGGCGAACTTCTCAGGCACCGGCTCGAACCACACCGACCGGGCACCCCACTCGCGATACCACCGCTCCTCATTGCCGTCGAACCCGCCGACGTGGATCACGCCGCGAGGGGTGCCGATCGTCGGAATGAAGTGCTCGACAAGTCGCATCACGAAACCCTCGTCCAGATCGCCGCCCCATTTCGCACGAACGCCGAGCACCAGAGGCAGATCCACTTGGGATCGCGGCCGAGTTCCCAGTGAGCCCGCGAGCACTTGTACGCGTGAAACACGTCATCGAGGATCAGCACCCGCACGCGATCTTTGAGCAGGCGGAAGTCATCGAACCCTTGGAACTCGCCGCCGTCGATGAGTGCGGCATCCCATCGCTCATCGGTCAGCGTCTCCAGATACCCGACATCGCCGGGGCGATCGCCTGGGAGCTCGTCCCACCACTGACGCACCAGAGCCTCTGGGTACGGCAGATGATTGTGCGGGTCGTTCCACACGTCCTCGAATGTCTGCGGCGTCATCGCTGCCCGCGAGACGCTGCGGCGGCAGACGGTCGTGATCCACGGCATCGCCGCTACGTTTCGCTGAAGGGCGGCGTGTCGATGGAGGTCAGGCTCCACGCACACAAGCCGCCGCTCGGGCATCGGCTCCAGGGCTGACGCGATCACGGCGGTCGAGCCCGTGCCGTCCCACGAGCCGATCTCGATCACGGTGTTGACGCGGCACTGCTGGATCGCGGCCACGATCGCCCGACCGAACTCCTCATTGAGGGTGATCTCTGGCATCAGGAAATCCTCACGGTCGTTCGCCCCTCGGTGCCGTAGCTCTTCTCCAGCACCAGCCGAGCCACTTGCGAATCGTCATCCCACGCGACGCCGTTGAGCGAATCGAGTACGCCTTTTGCACAGTTGTCGAGGTCGCATCGCGGGAGCGTCGGGGCTCCCGCACGAAGCCCGCTTTTGCGAAGGTGCGACTTCGGGCGAGCGAACACGAAGTCGATCACCACGTTGACCGGCTCGGGGTGCGGCTCGCAGCCGGCAGCCTTGGCGGCAAGTGCCACTGACTGCCGGTACGCGTGAACCGCGTGCGACTTGGGCACATACGCCCGACCGAACCCGCCGACGGTCGAGACGCGGGCTCTCGGTTGTGGCACGGGATCGCCGGGCACGCTGAACGCTATCGCGGTTGGCATCCTGCGAGAGTGCAGGGCTTGTCAAGTTCCCCCGCGATCTCGCGAATCCAATCGAGGTACAACGCCACCCGCGTATGCCCGCTCTCCTCCCCCGCCTGACTCCGTACCGGCGTCTTGCCGATCTTCGCCGTGTAGCAGTTCACGCCGACCAGCACCGTGCGACCATCCGCCGCCCGTGCCCAGAGCGGGCCGCCGCTGTCCCCCGGTGCAATGCAGAACGGCAGAGGCGACCCGCCCCGCTCGATCTTGCAAACCCACACGCTCGCGAACGCCTCGGTCAGCCGCATCGTCCCTGCCCGGATCTGGTTGTCGCCGCTATTGAACCCGGACGAGAGCCTGCCGGTCACGCCGTAGCCGGCGGCGGTGCAGACCTCACCCGCTCGCTCGCTGCCGTCAGTCAGCGGCGGATAGACCGTCACCGCGAACGGTCGCACTACATGCACGAGGGCGATGTCGTGCCGGGCGAACTCGCCCGTGTAGTCGCGGTAGATGAAGACCCTGTCGATCCGGTGCCGCCCGGCCGCCGTCTCGACCTCGCACGCGGTCATATCCCGCACGACATGGGCGGCGGTCAACGCCCAGTGCGGGGCGATCAGCGTGCAAGTGCCGACCTGGGGATTGTCGTCAGTGTTCAGCCCCACCAGCCGGCACGTATGCGCCGCGAACGTCTCGCCGTACTGGCGGTAGCGGGCGTCGGGAATCGTATCCTCGACGGTGCCCGCAGAAGCCACCGCCGCGACCAGCCCGGCGATGAAAGCCAAGCCCCGCATATCCCGATGATGCCACGGGCGGCAACGATGCTTTCAGTCCGCGACCACCGTCATCGTCCGCAGCGAGTACGTTCGCAGATACACGCCGCCCACAACCGACTCGCCCTTCTCCTCTTTCTGCCGGCGAAACTCAGCAGCACGAGACGCCACCCACGGCGACAACGCGAGCGAGTCTTCCGATGCAACGGCATCCTCTCGCGACGGCGGAGCTGGCTCCCGCGAGCACAGCATGTCGCTCATGCCGTACTTCTTCCGCAGCCAGTAGATGTACGTCTCGGTGCATCGGTAACGGGCCGATAGATCCTCGACCGTCCAACCCGCTTCCCAGAGTTGCCCGAGCTCGTCGATGTCGATGTGGTAGTGCTTCACGGCGTTCCTTTCGATGCGAGATAGAGACCGATGTTCGAGAACGCGTATCCCGCGTAGGCGAGGGCAAGCCCGTGCTTGCCCTGCCACGCGAGATCCGCTGCCACATAGGCGTAGATCAACCCGGTGATGGCGATCAGCGGAGCAGCCATCACGCATCCTTCGACAGCGGCATGATGATCCCCGTGATGTCGCCGCACTTGAGCATCACCCGGCTCTCGGGGTCGGTCGCGTACACGTCCACCTGGGGCTCGCCGTCGCCCGGCAAGTGCTCCAGAAACTCGACCACGTATCGCGGATCGACCTTCGTCGCACTTGTCGTGCCGGGCGCGACGAGTTCGCACTTCACGATCGACTCGCCGAACTCGCTCGACCGGGCCGAGATCGCGAGCGTGTTGTTCGTCCACGTCAGATCCACGCCCTTCGATTGCTCGCTGGTCACGATGGCGGCGGCCCGCACCGCAGACTTCAAGTCGGCGATTTCCAAAACGCTCGGCTCCCCCTCGGGCTCGCCCATCACGTCACGCCAACGCGGGAACTGCCCCTCGGTCACCTGCCCGTAGACCGTGCCGGCGTCAGTCGTGAACATCACTTGCCGGTCGTTCGCCTCAACCTCTACCAGCCCGTCGCCGTGGGCCATGCCCGTGACGATCCGCATCACGCGAGCGGGCACCAGCACCTTCCGCGAGTCGGTCGCCTGGTCGGTCTCGGTCTCGACGCAGCACAGCCGGCGACCATCGGTCGCCACCCAGAACTGAGCCGACCCGTCCCGGCTGGGCTCGACCTCCAGCAGCACCGCCCCGAGGGCGTAGCGGCTGCTCTCGGTGTCGCACGCGTAGGCGGTCGCCGTCGCGGCCCGGCGGAACTGATCCGCCGGCAGCCGGCACGCGGGCTTGAGTTCGCCCGTCGTGTTCGCCGGGAACTCGGCCGCTTCCTCGGTGGGCAACGTCCACTTCCCCGAGCCACACTTAACGAGCACGCTCGAATCCTTCGGCGTCAGCGTCACCTCGTCGCCGGTCGCCGCACGCACGATCTCCAAGAGACGCCCGTGAGGCACGAGCATGGGCTCGCCCTCCTCGCCGATCTTGACCTCGATCCGCACTTCGAGATCAGTCGCGGTCATCAGCCCGTCGCCGATGCGGACGTTGGTCAGCACCGGCTTCGGCGAGCGGGTCGGCACCGCCGGCTTCACCGCTTGGAGGGCGGCGAGCAGTTCAGTTCTTAGAAACTTGATGCCACTTGCGGGCTTCGTCTTTGTTGCGGTCGCGGTCATTGGTCAAATCCTTTCGACGTAGGGAAGCCCCCGAGAGAAGCCCGAGGGCGAAGGTCAATCCGTTCACCAGCACTCCCACGCAGACAAGCGTGAGTTGTTCGATCGTCATGCGGCACCGCCCTTCTGGGCGAGCAACGTCTGGAGGTACTTCGCCATCCGGCGGTTGTCATCAGTGAGCCGCTCGCACTGCGTCTCCATCCGCTCGGCTCGCATCGCGCACCGGGAAGCCCGAGCCGCAAGCCGGCGGATGTGATGGTGGGCAAGCTCCAAGGCTCGGCGGGCACCGTCGTTGAGGTCGTCATCCCACGAGTGAGCCTCGCAGAGATTGGCGACATCGCCCGGCGGGAGGGGTCGGCGTGGCTTCATGGCTTCTCTCCCGTCGGACGTAGGGTGCGAGCGACGCCGGGCACCCACTGAACCAGCCCGGCTTGGCGAAGCCGCTTTAGGTGGGTCACGACCGAGTTCGGGCTCGTCCACCCGAACTGCCGCATCAACTCCCGCACACTCGTGCAGTAGCCGTGCTGCTCATGAAATCTCGCTATCGCGTCAAGTACCTGACGCTGCCGCTTCGTCAGAGGCGGGCGTTCCGTCGCCGTCGTCATCTCGTATTCTCCTGTGTTCGCGGAGCGGCGGGGCCGGTCTTGCACCGGCCCCCGCCGCATCCGCATTGATATATCCATTGGTAATACTTGGATTACCAATGGATAAGACTGTCAATGGTTCCACATGGGGGCGCAGTTTGTTCCCAACGGGGGCGCAGTTCGTCCCAGAGGTGGGAACAGTTCGTCCCAAAGGTGGGAACAGTTGTTGCCGACGGTTGGAACAGTTCGTCCCAACGGTTGGAACAGTGCTGTTCCCAACGGGGGCGCAGTTGGCGACCATGTAAACCGACCGCCGACCCTGCCCGCCGCCCCGGACGAGCACCAAAATGCCCTCGGCAAGAAGCTCATTCAGCCCCCGATGCACCGAGGATGTTCCTACGCCCATTTGCCGGGCGATCTCACGGACGCTGACCCGAACCTCGCACGTCGCGAAGTCGCCCCTGTAGAACGCCCAGAGGGCCATCCGAAGCCCCTGGGCTCCGATCCGGCAGAACGCCCCGCTTTCCCACAGAGCCCCCCAGCGGCGACGCATCTCGCCCTTCGGGTCGGCTTGGTTCCCGGTCTTTTTCTTCCCGCGTGCCATCAGAACTTGCTCCAGTCCTGGGCCTTCGGGGCGTGGGCCGCGAACTCGGGGATCTCGGCGGCAGCGGCGGCATCCTCGAACCGCTGGTACTTCCCGTAGAACCAGAGCTGCACGTCGGCCATCTGGCCTTGGCGTAGCTTCTTGCACTTCCACTCGACCAGCAGTTCGCCGTCGGCTCCGACCTCCCCGGTGCGGTGCCCGAAGAGGAAGTTGTCGCAGTCGTAGTCGATCTGGTTGGAGCCTTTGCCGATGTTGCCGATCTCGGTGTTCGCGTCGCAGCCCTTCGCGATGTTCGTGACCAGCAGCGTTGCCATGTTCCGGGTCGTGGTCAGTTCGCGGAGCTTGAGCAAGCACTCATTGATCTCGCCGGTCTTGTCTTGAAAGTGCCGATTCGCCCGGATGAGTTGGAGGTAGTCCACGATCAACAGGGCGGGCTTATCCTTGTTGATGCACTGCTCGATCTTGTCCATGAGCAGCGGAGCCTCAACCAACTTGAGCCGATCGCCGACCTTGTTCGACAGATCGACCGCGAGCTTGCGGGCGTTGCCTTGCTTGTGAATCACGTCTTGCAGGGTGAGCGAGTTTTCCCGCCCGCCGAACGTGGTGATCGCCCTGGCCCCGAGGGCGGCCCGCGTCATCTCCCCGAGGCACCAGACCGCGATCATGCCTGGGTTCTGCTCCAGGCAGTCGATCGCCAACTGCATCGCGAGGGCCGACTTCCCGACGCCGGGGGCCGCCGCGACGGCGGTCATCTGCCCGAGAGGCAACCCGCCATCGAAGAGCTTGTCGATCGAGGCGATGCCCGTCGGGATCGCGGGCGTCTCTTCCTGTTTGATCCACGCCTCAATCGCATCGACCAGCGTCGGCGTCTTCGTCTCTTCGCTGGCATCCGCCACCGGCACCGCTTCCTCGGCTTGCCCGAGGATCGGCAGCCGGGGCCGCTTCCACGCGTTGGCGATCTGACGCGGGCAGTCTTCGAGATCGTCGCCCCGGAGCCCGACGCGACGCATCCGCTCCATGATGGTCGAGATCGTTTCCTGCACGCCCCAGCCGCGAGCCGCCATATCACAGGCGACCGTGAACATCGTCTGCCGTCGGCCGGCGGGGAGCGTGAATCCTTCTTCGAGGAACCGCCTCGTGAGGTCGCTCATGCTCTTGGGCTGCACGACCACGCTCTGCGATGCCGTCTTGCGGAACCGATCGAGCGAGTAGATCCGGGTCGCATCGCAGTCCGAGAGCACCGCGAGCGGACGTTGCTCGTGCTTCCAGTTCACGAAGCCCGGCAGTCGCATGATCCGGGGCCAATCGCAGATGGACGAGTCGCTGCCGAGGGCCGAAGCGATCGCCTTCATCCGCTCGTGCCACGCGTTCGCGTCGGTCATCGGCTCATCGAGCCGCCACCACGCATGAACCCCGCCGCCGCTTTCGAGGATCGCGGTCGGCCAAGGCAGCCCGGCCGCCTTGATGCGGGCGTAGGCGTCTTCGAGGATCACGCCACCGTCGAAGTCGGCGAACAGGCACCGGGCCAGGGCGACGCCCTCGGCCTGACTCTGCCCCTTCGCCTTCCTCGGGTTGGCTCCGAAGTACGCGTGAACGCGTAGCTGCTCGGTGTTCAGCCCGTGCAGCCACTCCACGATGTCGGGGAGCTCGGCAAGCGTAGACCACCGCCGGCCCGCCGACGGCGGGAGCGGGCGAAACTCGATCACATCTTCGGGCTCGAAGATGCAGCCGAGAAAATCAATGCACTGGTCGAGAGCGTCCATGCTCATCTACTCCCTTGTTTGCTGCCGCCGCGTAGACCAATCGCTACCCGAGGATCGGCGTCGCCGTTGTCCGCGTAGGCAATGGTTCCGTTGAACCAGAGCGACAGCCGCTCGGCGTCACGGCCTCGCGAATGTGCGACCCCGATCCGATGCTGCACCATCACTGATTCGAGGTCGTTCTTCGGCGGTTCGCACGGCCAAATGAACACGAACCGCGACATCACCGCGAAGCCGTTCGGTGTATCCCAGACGCATCGCGTGTAGTCCATCGCTTGCGACACGACACGGCCGACCTTGGTCGCCGACTTCTTGCACTCGATTCCAACGATGCCCCACCGCCACCCGTGCTCTATCAATGCCCGCGTCGGCTGGAGCAGCACGTCGATTCGCGGGCGACCGCTGGCGACGGTGTCGAGCCTGGGGTGCAGCATCCATCCGTTCACTTCCTGCATGACGAGCCAGTGTGCCGGGTTGACGATCGCAAGCAGCGACGCCACGGCGTCAGGCTCGGTGGCGTACTCGCCGCATGTCAGAACTTGTTCGCGAGACATCCCTGCCTCCTTTCCATTCCGCCCCGCCGCGTCGAAGCGGCGTCGTGCCTATCACGGGGGCGGCGTCGATCAGACTGCGGCGGAACGCTTCCGCCTCATGCCCTTGTGGTAGATGAGCGAGATCGCGTCGTAGGTCGCCATCGACCGGCCGTAAGACGAACTGTCTCGATCCCTGCCGAGCTTTAGATTGGCGTCGGCAGCCCGTATGACGCTGCTGACCGACTTCTTGGATAGCCGAGAAACAAGACGGTCACGATCGAACGGCGAGTTCTTTTTTATGAACCAGCACATGCCGTCGATCATGTCGCCAGCCAGAGAGCCGCTCTCTCCAGGCCAAGCCTCAGTGATGATCCCAAGGGCATTCAGCAGCCCTTCGCCTCCGACGCGGACGTATGACCGCTCTAATGCCTTGACGGCCTTGATGTATGGGTAGTGGCTTCCCTCGTCTCGCAGTGAGAGCTTGAGGCCGGCTTCCCTGACAACTTCAGAAATGCGGATTGTCTGCGCATCCCCCTCAGTTAACTGAGCCCGAAATAAAGCGCACGCCGACACGTTAGTACGCTCGCGATTCTTCAGCCGAAACACCCGCGCCTCGTGCTCTTGGCCGTCAGACTGAAAAACATCGCACGGCACCATAGCAATCCCGAGCTTGCGGGCAGCAGTGAGCCGCTGCATCCCGTCCACAACCCAGTGGGTTCCGTCTCGTCTCTGCCCGACAGTGAGCGACCCGAAGGCATCTTGGTCGAGGTTCTTCGCGATTCTGTTTACGCGTGCTGGAACGAGAGTCCGCTGGTAAGCGTCAGAGATATTGAGTTCATCAACGCCGATCTTCCGGTTCTCTGTCTTGAGCAGCCGCATCGCGGCCTCCTTTCATTGAAATCCATCACTCTTCGTCGAACGTCAACAAGACGCCGACTCATGCCAAATCAAAAAACCTCTTCGATTCCACAAAACCGCACGAGCGACTTGTCCACCGTGTAGAAGCGACAAGTCCGCTTCTGGATCGGGTCGTGCATCTCTTCGATACCCCACTTGTCACGCGTCCATCCGTACACGACCGCCGCGTGCTGCCGCGTTTGATCCTCGATCACATACATGAGCACGGCACGATCCGCTTTAGCGTCTTCCTTGTAGACCTCGTCCACGATGACCGTCGGGTATCGGTAGTCACTGCGGCACGTCCACGACAGATTCGTTCGCACCTTGTGTTCAATGCGGGCTTGAATCATCAAGTCGCCATCGTCCGCGTACTGACGCCGCAGCGAAGCGTCGGGCCGCACCACTTCCGGCGGAAGCCAGACTTGCACGCCACGAGCCCGAGCTTTCGCCGCGAACTCGTTCACGGCGTCGCGGCTTTCGTCCAAGTCGCGAATGAAGCTGCTGTCATCTTTCATTCATCACCTCAAACCAGTGCCGGTGTCCTCGGCGTCTTCGTCCTCAACTGCGACCAATCGCAGTACGCCTGCTCGAAAAGTGCGGGCGACCGATGCCCCAGGTGCAGCCGTCCGCTGCCCGCCTGCTCCATCTCGCAGTGAGTCGCCCCCGAGCGTCTCAGCCACTTCGAGGTGCCGCCGATGCCGAGATCGTCTAGCAACTCCCGCATCAGCCGGCACGCTTGCCGCTTACCGCAGGCCCACCCGAGGATCGTGCCGTCGGGCGACTTCGCGAGCATCGCGTCGATCGCGTCCAGGCAAGCTGGCGTGAGCACCCGCGTGATCGGCTCGCCCGTCTTCGCCTGCGTCCACGCGAGCGAGTCGCCGTCGATGTGCTCGCGGCGGAACCCGAACAGATCGCCCATGCGGGCTCCGCATTCGTAGCCCAGCAGCACCCACGCTCTCAGGAACGCCCCGCGATCCGCCCCGCTGCGGAGCCGGCGACCGTCGTGCTTTCGCGTCGCATCGACCAGCGTCTTCAGTTGTGGCACCGTCCACGCTTTTGTGGGCTTCCGCCGGGCTCGCAGTTTGCCGATCCCGCGAGGGGCTTCCTCGACCCTGCCCGAGTGGTACGCGTGGCACCAGACCGAGAGCAGGATCGTCCGCTCGTTGCGGGCGGTGATGCCGCTGACTTGCTCCAGGCGGCGCGCGAGGTAGCGGTTCAACTTGTCGCTGCCGATGGTGCCGGCCCGCGCCGCGATGGCACGAACGTGACGCCCGTAGGGTGGCGAGACGTTGCGGCCCGCGAGGTAGTGCTCGGCGAGTTCTGTGAAGGTGGTCATCGCGTCTCCTCCGCGAGCAGTCGCTTGTCGAGGTGTTCGTTCACATCACGCAACGCCCGGCAGAGCGTGTGCAGCCGGCGGTTCTCCTCGCGGAGCCGGTCGTTCTCAGCCTCCAGCGACTCGGCGAGCTGCCGCAGATCGCGGGAAGGTCGGGGACGGAAGATGGAGAGGAGCCAGTTCATGCCACGGCCTCCGCGTCGAAGAGGGTCGCCTCGGTCTTCCGCCCCTTCGCCGCTTCTTCCAAGTTCGTGACAGCCTGCCGGTAGTAGGCGGGCTTGAGCTCCACGCCGATCGCCTTGCGACCGTTGAGCACCGCCCCGTATGCCTCACTCCCGACGCCCATGAAAGGCGTGAGCACCGTCTCGCCGGGCAGGCTCCGCAGTTGCACGATCCGCTCGATCACGTCGAGTTGCAGCGGGTGCATGTGCCGCTCGTCATCGTCCTCGCGGGCCTGCTTGTAGGGCAGCGTCCGCTCCAATCGGATGTCATCCCAGAATGCCGACGCGTACTGCCGCCAGATCCAGTGTGAGTAGCGGTTCTCGATCTGCTTGCCCTTGTGCCCGCGATAGGTGAGCAACTCGGCCGGGATCTCACGCTCGCCCGCGTACTCCAGCAGCCCGTTCGGGTTCGCGACCGGCACCGGGTTCTCCCCGTCCTTGCGGAAGAGCAACAGGCAATCCGCAGATGCCACGTCGCACAGGCTCGCGTCGGTCACGACTTGCTTGTGGGCGAGTCCCTTCGCCATCGTGCGGTTGCGGACACCGAGCGGCTCCTTCCAAATGAAGTGACGGCACCAGAACCGCCAGCCGAGCGACTCGTGCAGGCGGATGATCTCACCGGGAAAATCCACAAGCCCGCCGGGCGAGGTCTTCCTCGGGATGTCCATGCAATGCACCGCCGACAACCGGCCCGGCATCGTCACGCGATGTATCTCGCCGACCACGAACGCGTAGTGGTCGAAGAACTCTTGGTGACTACGGCAGTTCGAGAGGTCACGCTCGGAACTGGAGTAGTGGTACAGGCATCCCGCACCATCCGCCGCGAACGGCGGCGAGTAGATCGAGAGATGCACCGACTCGTCGGGAATGCTCTGAAGCACCTCGCAGCAGTCGCCGTTGTAGATCGCGTAGTCGTCGGTGATTACTTGCTCGCTGACAGCCATTTCGGAATCCTTTCACTATGGGGAAACGTCCTGCGGTGATCGACGGCCAGGGCGTTGCCCATGTGCCGAACGAGTGACTCAAACATCCGATCGGCGGCATTCGCCTTGCGTCGCAGATTCGCGAGCACGCCGACCTCGCCCTCGGTGGCGATGACATGCACATCCACGGGCTGCGTCTGTCCGAACCGCCAGCACCGACGCACGGCTTGGTAGTACTGCTCCCACGAGTGGGAAGCGAACGTCACGACGTTGTGGCAGTGCTGCCAGTTCAACCCGAAACAACCGATCTTCGGCTTGGTCACGAGCCGCTTCAGTTGCCCCGCTTGAAACGCGAGTAGGAGCTCTTCTTTCTCGTCTTCGCTCTGCGACCCACTCACTTGCCGGCAGTCGGGGATGATCCGCTCCAGAAGATCCCCCTCGTCATTCAGATGGCACCACACGACC